GCGCCCGCGCCGGGCGTGTCGGTGCCCGTGGCGTTGAACCTGGCGAGCGCGATCTTGTAGCCCGTGGGGACGTTGGTGAACGCCTCGGTCGCGCGGTTGGCGGCGTCGGCGGCTTCACCGTTGGCGGCCGCGTTCCGGTAGGTCTCTGACGTGGCCTCGGCTTGCGCCGTGGCCGTCGCATAGCTGGAGTCCTCGAGCGCCTTCAGGCCCTCGTCGACCCCCGTCGTGTCGGCCCGGTTGTTCTGTCTGAAGGCGTCAGCGCCGGCGGTGTCGCCGAAGAACGCGATGACCGAAGCGATGGCACCGATCACCCAGTTCCACGCTTCAAAAATGCCCTTCACGATGCCGAGGATCACCATGATCACCACCTTCACGACGGCGAACAGGACGTCCCAAATCGGCTTCAACGCCTTCATCACGGCGCCGATGACGGCGGCGACGGCCTTGATCACCGTGCCCAGTCCCTTGAAGAGAGGGCCGAGCAACGTGAAGATCGGTGCCAGGTTGCTCAAGATGTCCGCGAAGATGTCGAACACGGGCTGAAGGGCGTCGAACACGGGCAGGAGCGCGTCGATGACGACCGCGACGATCTTCCCGACCGCGGCGAAGATCTTCTCAAACAGGGGCGCCAGGCGGTCGACCACCTTCCCGACCGCGACGTTCAGCACGGCGACCATGTCGGTGAAGCCCTTCATGCGCGTGAGCAACTCGGCGATGACCGCGAGGATCGCCCCCCAGATACCGCCCTTCTCTAGACCCTGCTGCGCGCTCTGGACGATCGAGCCCACCTCACCCAGTCGGCTGACGATGATGCTCGCGAAGACAGCGCCTGCGCCCTTCAGTTGAGCGGCCGCCTTCGCGGCTGCGTCCTCGGCCTCCTTTCGAACCTTCTCGAAGGCCCTCGAGATCTCGGCCGCCGAACTGGTCGACGTGTCCATTCGCAGCGTCGCGCCGTAGTTGCCGAGCGTGCCGTTCGGGTCGCGCTGGAGAGCGCTCCCTGTCGGGGCCTTGATGTTCGCGTTTGCGTTGCTCGCGTTGATGATGCCCGCGCCGTTGCCGAGCGCGCCGCTCATGATCTTCCCGATCTTCTTCGCGGTGTTCTCGGCGATCTCGGCCGCTGGCTTCAGCGACGCGCCGAAGTTCATCCCGAGCGACTGAAAGATCGCCTTCCACTTGCTCGAGAACCAATCGCCGAACTCGGAAGCCTTCCCCTTCGCGGCCTCGAACGCGATCTTCGCGCTGTTGCCGAGGTCGTTGGCGCTGAACCGGAACATCCCAACGCCCGTGTCGATCGCTTTCTTGATCGTCTCGCCAGTGCGTTCGTCCAGCTGGCCGAGCATCACCTTCGCGTCGATGACGCCCTTTGAGAGCGCCGCGAACGCGCGCACGGCGAAATTCACCCATTCGGCGAGGCCGAACTTCAGCTGATTCACCGTCCCGTCCCACCACTCGCGAATGTTGTTCAGCGCGCCGGCGGTCGTCTCCTGAATGCCGCCCCAGTTCTCGGTCCACGCCTGGTACAGCAGGGGCACGGCCACGGCGATCGCGCCGACGAGAGCCAGGAACCCGAGCAAGGGCGCCAGGCCGATACCGGCGACGGCCGAGGCGATCGCCCCGAATGCGCCCGACAGTGTGCTGACGATTGTTGCGACCCGGCCGACCACCATCCCGACCGCCCCAGCGATGGTTGCGAACTCTGCGAAGTGCGCGATCAGTGTCCGCGTCTCTGGCGAGAGCGACCGGACCCACGCCGCGGCGAGCCGAATCTTCTCTGACAGGGCGTGCACGGCCGGAACGAGCATGTCGGCGATGGGCACGGCGAGCGCCCGCGTCGAGTTCCCGAGTTCGTCGAGGGCTCGCTTCGCGTTGCCGTCGACGCTCGAGGCGAGTTTGAGGGCCGCCCCGCCAACGGCCGCCATCGACATGCCCACCTGCGCGATGTCGTTCGCCGCCTTCTTCACTTCTTTGGCGAACTTGTCGACGGCCTTCAGGCTCTCGGCCAGGCCCTTCACCAGACCAGACGAGTCAGCGGCGAGCGAGACGTAGAGCGAACCGATCTTCAGGGCCACGGTGTCACCTCCCGCGCCGGGCGCCGCGTTGAGACTCGGCGAGTGCGCGCTTGTGCTCGTCGGCCTCGAGCGTGAACAGCGCCGACCACTCGAACAGTTCGGCCACGCTCAACCGATCCTCGAGTTCGGCGACCGTGCAGCCGCCGACCGTCTTTGCGATTTGAAACAACAGGCGACGCTCGCCGTCGCGCGTCAGTTTTTTGCGATTTCTTTCGGGTCGACGTTGATCTGACTGGTCGCCGCGCCGGCCAGCTGGTCGACGATGCCGCCGACCTCCTCGCCCAGCAGCGCGTCAAAGTCGGTGTCGTCGAACACCCGGTTCCCGTTCTCGTCGCACGCCAGGAGGCACACGGCGCACGTCTGGAACGCGGCCAGGTCGCGGATCTCGGCCGAGCCGCCCTCGACTGGCCGGATGCCGCCGCGGCGCAGGATCTCTCCGCGCTCGCGAACCGTCGCAGGCTTGACGTAGTAGGTCACCCCGTCGACCGTCGCGCCGACGACGGGCTTCCGGTTGGACTTCCGACCCAGCGCCTTTTCCCGCAGTTCCTTCGACGTCGACATGATCAGGCTCCCCAGCCAAAGACGGCGCCCGCGCGCTGCGGTGCGCCAGAAAACTCAACGCTGACCTCGACCAGTGAATCGGTCTTGGCCGTCACCTTGTACCCGCCGAACATCAGCCAGACCCGCAGGCGGCCGCCCGTCGCAAACAGCACGTCGAGCACCTTCGGGGTCCCGGCCTTGAACCAACTGTCGATCGTCTGGTTGCCGACCGTGACCGTGTCGAGGTCGTCGAGCGGCAAGACCAGGCGGTTCAGCGAGCCCGAGCAGTCGATCAACGTCTGGATCTTCTTTCGCGCCTGGCTCTCGAACGCGCTCGCATCGCCGAGGTCGGCGCTCGCCGCGAACTCGAGGCCGTTGCACTCGCCAGCCGTCGCGGTCGGCAGGTAGGACCCGTCGATGGTGACGGCGTCGGTCGGCGAGTAGCCCGAGAACGTGACGACGCCGAACAGGTAGTCGAAGGACCACAGGGCGACGCCGACCGCCACGCCGCCGTCTTTCACGACGACCCCAACGCCCGGGTCGATGATTCGGCGACCGGTGTTGGTGACCTGGTAGACGCCTGCCGAGACCAGGCCGCACACCTCGGCCGTGATCGCGACCGCAGCCCCGGACACCTTCACAGCCGCCTGAAACGCCGCGCTCGCCATGGCGGCTTAGACCGCGACGACCGCGCCCGTGAACTGGAGTTCGGCGCTGAACTCGGCCTTGCCGTCGACCTTCGCCGAGATCTTGTAGGAGGCCACCTTCGTTTCGACCTGGAATCCCTTCTGGCCCGCCGAGCCTGACGGGTTGAAGTGGACCGTTGCCCACGCCGACGCGCCCGAGAGGAACAGCGAGCGGAACAGGATCTGCGGAGCGTCGGTCGGGGCCAGGTCGCCGCTCACGCCGATCGAGCCGTCAGTCAGCGCCGCAAGCTTGATCTTCGCCCCGGTCGCATCCTTGAAGTCGGTGACGTCGAGCAGGTCGATGCTCGGTCCGAAGTCGACCGAGTTGATGCCGGCGACTTCGTCGGCGCTGGTCGGGGTGGTGACGTCGCTTCGCAGGTAGAACTTGAGCGGGTGTGCAGCAAGGGCCATGGAGCCTCCGGTGAAGAAGGCTCGCCGCCGCGAGTCACACGAAAGGCAACCTGCTCAACCCAGCGTCGCGACGTGCTCGAGTTCGAAGTTGATCGACCAGCTGGGGCGGTCATCGTCGTCGGTCCCGAGGTAGGCAGGCGCCGAGTCGCGGGCGAACGTGGCCACGAACCCGGGGACGGGTGCCTGGTTGAGCGTCTCGAGCACGCCCCGCGCGAGGTCGGCGCCCGCCTGGTGTTCACCGACCGGACCGCGCACCATCACCTGAACTGAGGCCCTGTAGAACGCCTGGCGGCCAGTGCCGAGGTAGGGCGACGGGGCCGCGCCGCCGGTCTCGAGGCAGAACACGGCCTCGCTCGGTGTGCGGTCGATCGACCTGGTCGGGCCCGCGAACAGGTTGGCGCCGAGCGCCAGCACCACGCCGCCGCACGTCTTGCCGGCCAGGTAGTTCGCGACCGCCAGGCCGCAGTCAGGGAGCGCCACGATCAGCCCCCGACCACGCGACGAAGGCGCGCGGCGATGCGGTCGACGAACCCGGGTTCAAACGCGCGAAATACCCGCTCGAACCACTTGAACCCCTTCGTGCCCTCGACCTTCTTCCTCCAGTGCAGGCCTTCGTGCACGGCGGCGGCCTTGTCGTCGAGGATCGCGGCTGCTGCCTTGATGCGCTGGCCCTTCTTCAAGACGGCGCTCGAGGCCATCGCGCTCGCCGCCAGCTGGCCCGATGCACGCGGCGCGGCCGCGGCGGCTTGCGAGGTGAGGGCCTGTGCTTCGACCGGAAGGGCTTGCGCCATTTCGGCGAGGAACTGGGCCTCCTTCTTCAGCAACGCGCGTCGAAGTTCCTCGCCGCCGACGATCTTCATGGTGATGACGTTTTGGCGTGCCATCAGAGATCGATCTCCCACAGCGTGCGAGCGCCCGTCTTGTCGGGCGTCGACTTCACAGCGATGGGGGCGCGGCTGGAGTTCGTGTCGGCGACGTCGTCGCTCGGAAGCCAGACGCGATCCGTCAGCGCGATGGCCGTCGAGGTGTAGACGCGGGCCTGCGACGAGACCTGTTCACCTCGCGCCGTGCGTACCAGGCGAGAGGCGGCCTCGACCCGAGCGCGCACCTGGCGAG